TGTAACATTAACTCCAAAGAAATTAATCTCTGTGGTTAATATGAGTCAAGAATCAATAGTACAGAATCCATCTTTAGAAGCCGCATTACAAGGCAATATTGCTGCTAATATGGCATCTACTTTGGAAATTGCATTATTAGCTGAAGCTGATGTAACATCTGCTCCTGAATCAATATTAGCTGATGCTGCTGCCGCATCTACTGGTGCTGCTTTTAGTGCTGCTACTGCAAACTTATTGGAGAATACTTATATCGGAAATGATGGTACTTATGAGGGTGCAAGAATGGCTTACTTAATGGATGCTGATGCTTATGCAGCTATTAAAACAGCTGCTATGGTAAGTAATGTATCTGCTGCTTATGATTTTAGAGATAAAACTATCAATGGAATGTACGCCTTTGTATCATCTAATGTAGCATCAGATGCAACTGCTGACAAAGACAATGTTTTATTTGGAGATTTTTCTAAAGTGCATATAGCTCAATTTGGTGGATTAGATTTCCTATTTGATCCTTACACAAATGCTGATACAGGAGAGCCAAGAATGGTAGTAACAGGATTATTTGATGGAGATGCTTGTCAAAATGCAACTGCATTTGCGAGCTTAATTGAATAATAGTTAGACATTAATAATTTAAGGGGTGGTGGAATTACTGCCACCCCTTTTTTTAAACTAAAAAGATATGGCAAGGAGTTATGCAGTAGATATAGCGGCTACAACGGCAATTTTAACAACTGCCGAAGCTAAAACACATTTAAAGGTGGATACAACAGCGGATGATACTTACATAGACAATCTGGTAAGTGCAGCCACAGAATCTGCTCAAATATTTACCAATAGGTATTTTATTAATACTACCATAACTCAGCATGGAGATACTTGGAATGATATAGCTACTTTATTTAAAAGTAAAGTTAATAGCATTACCCATATAAAATATTATGATAGTGATAATAGCTTGCAAACATTAGCTACATCTGTTTGGATTTCTGACATTAATCATCAACCAGCACGAATTGGTTTAAAACCTAATCAATCTTTTCCAAGTTTAGCAAATAGAATTAACGCTGTAAATTGCAAATATGTAGTAGGATATGGAAATGCTGCAAGTGATGTGCCAGAGGGAATAAGGGAAGCGGTGCTTTTAACGATTGGAAATCTCTACGAGAATAGGCAAAATGTAGTAGTAGGGCGAATAGCCACAGAGCTGCCAAAATCGGCTCAGTATTTATTAGAGCAATTTAAGGTGCAAACAGTATGCTAATTGGCGAACTTGATAGAAGAATAATTATTGAACAGCCCACTGTTAGCATTAATAATTATGGAGAAGTAGCGATAGATACTTGGATAGAAGTAAGAACAGTTTGGGCTAAGGTGGAATGGAAGGGAGGAAGTGAGGGTGAGGATGCAGATAAAATAACAGCAACAACGAAGGTAAATTTTTATATTAGGAATTTAGATTTGGATAATTTTGTAAGTGGCTCTGGAGCTGCTACCATGTCGCATAGAATAAAATTTACTTCCGAAGGAGTAGCAAAATATTACTACCTTCACAATGTAGAGCAAATAGAAGGTAGAGAAAGATTTTTAAAAATAATAACAGAGCAAAAGGATTAATGCAACCAACTTTTAAAATAGAGGGAGCAAAAGAAATTGCAAATATGTTTGGAGATTTACCTAAACAAATAAAACAATATAATCTATGGAAAGCTTTATGGAGAAAGATAGCAAAACCTGCATTAAATGATGCTAAAAGTAAAGTTCCTGAAAAAACAGGCCGATTAAAAAATAGCTTGGGGTTTTTTACAACAAGAAAAACTAAAAACTTTATGGGCCTATATTTAGGGCCGAGAGTAAAAGGTGCATATAAAAGCGGTGGAAAATCGGGATATTATGGAGCTTGGATTGAATATGGAGATGAGGTTATGTTTTTTGGGAAAGGGAAGGGAAAAGCTCAAAAATATATGCAACCAGCTTGGGATAATAATAAAATACCAATGACTCAAAAAGCATTTAAAGAAGCAACCGATATAGCGGCAAAGGCAATAAAAAGGCATGAAAAGAGAATGCAGAAATATGGTAAATGGGGATATTAAATGAAGATAGGATTAGCAATATATAATATTTTGTACAATAGTGGAAGTGGTGATGTTTTTGACTTAGTAGGATCAAGAATCTATCCTAATGTTGCAACGCAAAAAAGTGCATTTCCTTTTATTGTTTATACAGTAACGGGAGATAGCCCAACAGACACAAAGGACGGAGTAAGCCCATTGGATGAGAATGCCGTTCTTATTTTATGTTATAGCCAAACATATACTCAAGCATCAGATTTAGCGGATAAAGTTAGAACAGCATTAGATAGAAAGGATGGTACTTATGGAGGGATAAATATACAAGGAATACAGTATTTAAGTTATAGTGATGATTTTGATGTAAATGATGACAATAATGGTGTTTATGTAAAATCATTGAATTTTAAAATTAGATTAATAAACTCATGAAAAAACAAAGGCATAAATTAATAAAGGATTGGAATAGTAAAAGACATGGTAAGATTATTACAAAAGGGATATTTGTAATAATTACCAGAGAATCCGAATTAGAAGAATTAATAGATGGAGAGCATATTGTTGCTCCAAAGAAAAAAATAAAAAAAACTAAAAAAATAGAAGAAGATGGCGGAGCTAACGATTCAACAGATAACTGAAGCAGGGGTTGATATTAATTATTCAGCCGCTGCTGGGGGTGGAGATACTGCTGATAATGGCGGAAGTACCTTTTTGCATATTAAAAATGGTGGGGAAAGCTCAATTACAGCAACTATAACAGCCCAAACTACAAGTGTAGAAAATAGCATTTATGGGGATTTAACAAAAGCTAATGCAAGTGTAGCAATTGGATCTGGAGCTGAAGCATTTATTGGCCCATTTAAACCAGCAGCTTTTAATGATGGAAATGGAGAGATTGCAATTACTTATTCAGGGGTAACAAGTGTAACTATTGCAGCATTATATATAACAGCAAGTCAAATGTAAAAACAAAAAAAATTAATTAATTAAAAAAATAGAAAAATGGCAAATTTAACAACAGCATTAAACGGAACGGACATAAAAGTAATGGATGCTTCCTCAAATATTCTTGTTGCTTATGCTCAGAGTGGCACATTAAATGTTAATATGAGTACGAGAAGCATAACAAATAAAGAGAGTTCTGGGTGGGATGAAAACATGGAGGGAGTTAGAAATTGGGATATAAGCATAGATGGTGCTTATGCATGGACTGATGTTTCAGCATCAGCATTAACTAATGGAGCAGATGATATGCTCAATTCATACATAATTACAAGAGCGCAAGTAACAGTACAATTTGGAACTGACAGCACAAGCACAGGAGATACTTATTATGAAGGAAAGGGATGGCTCACAGCGTGTAGTGTTTCAGCACCTACGGAGGATACTGCAACTTATTCTATATCCATAACTGGAAGTGGAGGATTAACTCAAAATGTATCTTAAATAACCTAATACTCAATACCCCATTCGCATCCTTTTTTCAGGTGGGTTGCGTTTGGGTGAGGGTATTTTTTAAAACTTGAAAAAATGGAAAACTATACTTTTGTAGAATTAGGAGGAAAAAAATATCCAATCAAATTTGGCTTTAATGCTCTTAGAAAATACTCAATGCAAACAGGAACAACATTGGCAGAATTAAACAATATAGGAGATAATATGAGTTTAAATGATGCTTTAATCTTGATTCATTGTGGTATTGAAGATGGGCATAGGGCATCTAAACAAAAATGCGTACTATCATTAGATGAATTAGCTGATAGTATGGATGGAGATATGGAAGGTATTGCAAGATGTATGGAAGTATTAGCTGAAATGATGGGGGGTAAAACTGAAAAAAAGTCGAAGCCCAAGAAAGCGAAAAGCTAACTTGGGATAAAATTGAGGGCATTGCTTTTGGGCAAATGGGAATGAGTGTTGAGGACTTTTATGATATGATTCCAAGACACTTTTTTAATAAAATGGATGGATTCTTCCAATTAGAGCAATTAAGAGATAGAAGTGATTGGGAGAGAACAAGATGGCAAACTTGTTATTTATTAAATATTCAATTGCCAAGAGGTAAACAGATAAAGCTAAAAGATTTAATTAGTTTTGCTTGGGAAAAGGATGATAAAAAAGCTAAAATAAATTATAAAAAATTGAAGGCGAAAGCTGAATATATAAAGAAAATGGAAGAACATGGCAAGTAAAAGTATCGGTTTATTAAACATCGTATTTGGAGCTGACCTTAGAGGTTTTGATAAGGCAATGAAAAAAGCTCAAAAGAATTTAAAGAAGTTTGGGAATAATTTAAAAAGGACAGGGAAAAATTTAAGCACTAATTTAACATTGCCTATTATGGCTCTTGGCGTGGTAAGTGTAAAAGCGTTTGATAAACAGCAAAAAGCTATCGCACAAGTAGAAGCTGGATTAAAATCAACAGGAAACCAAGTTGGATTAACATCTAAGGAGCTTCAAAAGATGGCAGCCGATTTACAAAAAACAACTCTTTTTGGAGATGAGGAAATATTACAGGGAGCTACAGCTCAACTTTTAACTTTTACAAATATAGCAGGGGAGCAATTTAAAAGGACTCAAGAGGTTGCCTTGGATTTAGCTACAAGATTGGATGGAGATTTAAAATCCGCTTCCATTATGCTTGGAAAGGCATTAAATGATCCTGTTGCTAATTTATCTGCATTAAGCAGAGCTGGTATTCAATTTTCTACCAAACAAAAGGCAGTAGTTAAATCATTGGTAGAAACTAATAGATTGGCAGATGCTCAAACCATTATCTTAGAAGAATTAGAAAAACAATATGGAGGTAGTGCTGAAGCAGCCGCAGCCGCAGGATTAGGCCCTATTCAACAATTAGGGAATGCCCTCTCTGATATGAGTGAAGATATAGGAGCAATTTTACTACCAATGATACAGGATTTAGCAAATTGGATAAAAAAGATAGCAGATAAATTTGATAATTTAGGAGATTCTACCAAAAAAACTATCGTAGTAATTGCCTTAGTTGCAGCAGCATTAGGGCCTGTTTTAATGATGATAGGCCAAATGAGCATAGGAATTTCTGCATTAATTCCAATAGTAAAAGGATTAACAGTAGCTATGATGAGCAATCCTTATTTAGCTGTTGGTGCTTTAATAGTAGGATTTATTGTACATCTTAATACCTTTGGTAAAAAAACTAAAACAGTAACAAAAGCACAGAAAAAATTAAATACTGAATTAAGAAATACCAAAAATTTAATAGGAACTGTTGCAGAAATACAAGGAAAAGTTTCAAACCTTTCCATTATGAATTTAAGGCAGCAAGAGGAATTATTAACTACTCTAAAAACACAAAAGGAAGCAATTGTAGATAAAAGAACTGAAATTGAGTTATGGGCAAAAACAAGTGGGGCAGCAGAAAAGGCAGGTAAAAAAATAAAAAAATTAAGAGAGCAAATAAAAGAAACAGATAGTGAAGCAGGAAAAGCTGTTTTGTTTCATCAGATTAAAAAAGTAAATGATGAATTTAAAGATTTTCAAATAAGCAAGTTTGGAACTACTTTTGAAGATTTATCAGAAAAAAATAACACATTAGCCAAAAACATTGGTACTACAATCAAAAGTATAAAAGGGTTAAAAAAAGAAGGCCTTGGAGATGAGGAGTTAGATAGTGGGGATGAACTTGAATTTAGCCCTATTCCAGGCATTATTGAAACAGAATTTTTATTTAATATGAGCCCTGCTAAAGAATCGTTAGATGAGTTAATTACAAATACAGGATATACATTTCAAACAATAGAAGAACAAGCTGCTGAAGCTACACAAAAAATGATTGGGAAATTTCAAAATTTTGCAGATAAAGTAAAAATGATTATGAGTTCATTAAGTGGGGTAATTTCTGCTGTAAATGAAAAGGAACAAGCTGAGTTTGATATATGGAGGGAAAGTCAAGAAGAAAAAACTGATATATTAGATGGACAAATGGAGAGAGAACTTGAAAGAGTTGAAGAATCTGGTATGAGTGATAAGGACAAGGCAGATGCAAAAATAGCTATTGAGGAAAGATATGCAGAAAAAAGGGGAGCTATTGATGATATGATAGATAAAAAGGAAAAAGCATTGAAGCGAAAACAAGCTATAAGGGATAAAGCAATGAAATTAGCAAGTGCAATAATGAGTACAGCTGAAGCGATAATGGGGGCGGTTGCAGCATCTCCATTAACAGGAGGATTACCTTGGAGCGCATTAGTTGCTGCATTGGGAGCAGCTCAAATAGGAACAATAGCATCTACTCCTATCCCTTTTGAAATGGGAGGATTAGTTTCAGGGCCTACATTAGGGCTGATTGGAGAAGGTAGTGGAACAAGTGCTTTTAATCCAGAGGTCGTATCTCCTTTGGATAAGCTTATGGGAATGATGGGTACATCAAATGTAAATGTTCATGGCAGAATACAGGGAGATAATATAGTGTTAGTATCGGATAA